AAGAGTTAGCTTTTGCATGGTTAAGAGTTCATCCAACAATTGCTTCTAGCTATCAAGCATGGGAGCGTGGTGAATATTCAGCAGATATACAATTTTATGTTGCTGATGATGAGATTGAAAACCAAGTGATTTTCAAGAAGAAACAATTGATCAACAAGGCTATTGTTAAGTTTGATGCAATGACTCCTGAAAAGAAACGTAAGGTAGCAAGATTATTAGGTTTACCAGTTAGTGAAGATTCTAAAGAAGAGTCTGTATATAACCAAGTAGACAACCTATTAAAACAAACTGAATTCAAAAATGGTAAACACGCTGGTTTAAATCCTGTAGAAGTGTTTAACAGATTTGCAGACATGAGTGAAAACTTACTCCATATTAAAGATTTAGTAAAACAAGCAGTTGCACATTCTATTTATAGAATAAAAGCAAATGACAAAGTATATGAAGGTGAACATGCTATTGCAAAAGATGAAGATGATTTAATCAGATTCTTAGCAGATGAAGATAATCAAGATGCATTGATCACTTTGGAACAAAAATTGAAACTTAAAAAACTAGCCTCTGTATGATCCCTGTAGATAGTTTATTATATAAGATAGACCAGAAACTAAATAAACTATCAACTAACGAGCATCAACAAATTAACCTAGAAGACAAAATTTTAGCTTTAAATGAAGCTCAGATAAAGCTTATAAAGCAAAAGGTTGATGGGTTTAGTACAGTTTCAGGTATGGGCTTTGACTCTTTTAAAAAGCGTTACGAAGACCTACAAAGATTGGTAGTGAACTATATTGATGGTGAACTATCTCTAACTTTAAAAAACACAGAGTTAAATCAATGGTCTGCTGATTTAGATTTATTAGTTCCTAAATATATGTTCTATGTAGACTCATATGTTTTGGCTAATAAAGGAAGATGTACTGATAGAAAGATATGGATTAATAAGGATTTGGCAAAGCATGGTGATTTATCTGTGCTTTTAAACAATACTCATTATAGACCTTCTTTTGAATATCAAGAGACATTCAACTTTATATCTTCTGATGAGATAAGTATATTTACAGATGGTACATTTACACCAAGTAAGATGTACATATCTTATATGAGATACCCAGTGTATATTGATTCAGTAGGGTATACTGACTTTGATGGACAACCATCAATTAACCAAAATTGCGAACTTGAATTATACTTAGAAGATGAATTAGTAGATTTAACAGTTCAAAATTTAGCAATGTACACAGAAAACATGTCTGCAGTTCAATCAGCTCAGATGAGGATTCAAACAAACGAGTAATTTTTCATAATTTAAAATAAAACAAAATGGCGGATTTTTCATTAACCACCCTCTTTGTTGTACCAGTAGGAAATTCATTACCTAGCTCTGGATCAACACAAGACTTAACAGCTGGTCAGTTTGGTATTTATACCAATAACTATGCTGTTGCAACTGTAGGTAACATTGCAGCTGCTCCTTATTTCTATTTAGCTCAAGGTAGAGTAAACACGTATTTACAAGGTTCTAAGCGTTCTGACAAGATTTCTGCAGACAATGTATCTGAATGGTACAAAGTTACAGGTAATCCAGTTGCTGCTAACCAAGTAACAGAAGTTGGTGATTTCACTGTAAAACCAGGTGAAGTTGTAACTTTAACATTACGTGCTTTCTCTAGTTACATTGACACATTGTATTTCAACGGTTTCACTCGTAGTGTAACTGTAAACGCTCCATGTTTAGAATGTGGTGGTGATCCTTGTACAGATGTTGATGTACCTGCTTTAATTGATGAATTAATCATCAAGTTACGTCAAAAAGCTCCAGGTAACAACCCTGACAACATTAGCTTTGACACTTTCTATCAATTCCAAAGAGTTGGTAATAATGCAAGTGCTAAGTTAGTTATTAGCGGTAAGCCTTTGACTATCTATGGACAACCATGTGATGTGGCTGCATTCCCTTGGGAGTATGACCGTATGTATTTCCGTACATTCATCTTCTCTGGTCCAGCTACAACTGCTGACTTCATTGTTGATGATCCTTGTAACCAAGTAGCTCAAGCTGTAATTACTCAACGTAGTTCTTATGTTTCTGGTACTTCTGGAGAGATTCAACAATTAGAGAAAAACTTCTATAGCTACCAAGCTGGTTATTTGAAGCATTTGTACAGAATGGTTGGTTACAACGAGAACTTTGAGTCTTGGGTAACTGATGGTACTACTTACGATACTTTGTATATCAAGTTTAATGAGTATGACAAATCTGCTTACAAGTGGGGTGATTATATCATTGAAGATTCTCAAGTAATCATTGCTGCTCCACAAGCGTTAACTCAAGACATCTTAGATGTATTAGAGGCTGCTTTGGGTGTTGTATCTGATGAAAGTGGTGATATCACTTCTACAACTAGTACTACAACTACTATTTGGCCTAGTACTTCAACAACAACTACTTTGATTCCTTAAGAATAAAAGTAGAATCATATTAACCTATGCCAGAGGGTGAGAGGATAATCTCAAGTCCTCTGGCATTTTTATTTTAAAGACATGACTCTAGATTTTTTAGTAATAAATACTTTCAATACAAAAACACTAGGTGTTGCTGATATATCAGTTTATGATACACAGCCTCCTAATGTTGTTGCTCCAACTATGGAGATTACTATTCCTGGATATACTGTTCCTGTGTCTATTCCTTTTATACCTCAAGATTTTAATGTTTATAATTCTATTATATTAGGACTTAATACTCTTGCAGGAGGTATGCAACCTCTTCCAGATGGTGTATACTTTATGAAATATTCTGTTGCTCCTGCATATTTAAACTTTGTAGAAAAGAACATAATGCGTACTGAAAGAATTCAAGAAAAATTTGATAATGCTTTCATGAAGCTTGATATGATGGAATGTGATAGTGCAATTAGAACACAAGCAAAAGTGAATCTAAATAGTATATATTATATGATTCAAGGCTCTATTGCTGCTGCTAATAACTGTGCAATAGATACAGCTAACAGATTATATTTACAGGCAGATAGACAATTAGATAATTTTATTAGGAACAACTGTGGTTGTTCTGGAAACAACTATATAAATAACTTCTATTGATATGGCAAACTGTAGAGATTGTGGCCTTAAAGTAGGCTGCGGATGTCAATTAATTAATGGCTTGTGTTCAGCATGTAATAACAAGCTGAAACAAATTAATCAAAGAATAAGAAATGTTATCACCAAGATTAACGGACTGTATTGAGTGTGCTAGCATACCTGCACTATTAACTGATATTGATCTTAGACTAACTGCGTTAGCTAATGATCAGTATAATAATATTGTATACTCCTTGAATTATTTTATTCCAGGACAGGTAATTGGTGACTTACTACACTATAAACAAATATTAACTTACAAACTTTGTAATCCAGAATACTGTGCACCTTTTACAGTGGAGATGATTGCAAGTAGAGTAATATTGTTAATAAATAAATAAATTATAAAATGTCTTGTACAAGTTGTTTTAATGGATGTGTTGAGACTGTATCTGATCAATGTGTTAGATATACAGGTCCAACTATCCCTGCTCTAAATATTACTACAGGAGATACATTGCTTCATGTAGAAGAAATGATTACAACTAAACTTGTTCCGTTATTAACTGGTACAGGTGATGTTATAACTATTGCTTCTGGTGATAAATGTGCTCTTATAAATGGATTCTTAATAGGAATCACTTCTCCTAATTCTACTCAATTATTCACAGCGTTAGTTAAATCTGTTTGTAGTTTACAAGCTCAGGTGACTGCAGTTGCTGCTGATATTGCTGTATTAAATGCAGATTATACAATAGATTGTCTTACAGGTGTAACAGCCTCTTCTGACACACATGCTATCTTACAAGCTGTTATTACAAGACTTTGTGTTGTAGTGGCAGATTTAGCAGCATTAGATTTAGATGTAAGCACAAACTATGTAAAGCTGTCTGACCTAGATGCATTAATAGCTGCTTACATAGCTGGTCAATCAGGTAATGTAACTCAGAACTATTTAAAGATGGTTCCTTTTACAGTAGTTGAATACTATGGTCCTCTTACAAACTTTGATGGTACAGGTGCTGGTATAGGAACATTAGGATGGGATAAAATCTATTTATGTAATGGTTCTAACGGCACTCCTGATAAAAGAGGTAGAGTTGGTGTAGGAGCTATTCTTAATGTTCCTGGTGGACCATTAACCGCTGCTGTAGATCCTGTTTATGCTGGTAATCCAAATTATGATCTTGAAGATATTGCTGGTGCAAACACAGTGGCTATAAATGTTAATCAACTTCCTAGTCACACACACACTGCAACAGCAAGTGCTTCATCCACTGTAACAGATCCTGGGCATAGTCATTATGTTGGTAATACACCAGAAGGTTGGGATAGTTCAGGTAGTATTGGTATTGTAAATAGAACACCAAAGAATGTTCAAACTACAACTTCTACAACAGGTATCACTGTAGCAACAACTGTAAATGTAAGCAACACAAACACTGGTAGTAATCAAGGTCATCCAAACATTCAACCTGTAATTGCTTCTTATTACATCATGTATATTCCTTAATATTCTAAATCAACTATAAATGTCTTGTTTACCTGGTACACCTTGCTATAACGCTTATTATCATCCTAGTGAAAACTGTGGATGTGCTGAGTGCATTAGCAATTCAAATAATGTAATATACGTTGGTCCTAATTTACCAAACTCAGGAGTTCAAAACGGAAACTGCTTAACTCTTGCTATAGAAAAATTAGATGATGCCATTGGTACAGGTGGTGGAGGAACAGGTACTTCAGGTACGTCTGGTTCTTCTGGCACTCGTGGTACAAGTGGAACATCAGGAACTTCTGGTATTAACGGTACACCAGGAGCTTCTGGTACATCTGGAACATCTGGTGCCAATGGTACTTCTGGTGGTAACGGTACTTCTGGTACCTCTGGTGTAAGTGGTACAAACGGTGCTTCAGGAACCAGTGGAACATCTGGTGGAAGAGGTGCTGATGGAACAAGTGGTATTAATGGAACTAGTGGTGCAAACGGTACAAGTGGTCTTACAGGTACATCTGGTACTGCTGGAACAAGTGGTGAAGATGGAACTTCTGGTACAAGTGGTACAGATGGTACTCATGGAACAACTGGTACGTCTGGAACTTCAGGAACAACAGGTACTAGTGGTACAACTGGAACTTCTGGAACTACTGGCACAAGTGGAACAACTGGTACTTCTGGTACCACTGGTACTTCAGGAACAACTGGAACCAGTGGAACAACTGGCACATCTGGTACATCAGGCTTTGAAGGAGGTCTTGCACAATGGAGATTTAATCCTAGTACAAACACAGACATTAATCCTGGTGCTACATATTTCACTTTAAATGATGCAAGTTGGTTAGCCTCTGCTTCTCAAATTGCTATCAGTGATTTATCATATAATCCTAGTGCTGACTTCTCAGCATATCTAGATGCACTGAACCCTTTCTCAGCACTTAAGCTAGTTAGTACGGTTGATTCTTCTAGATTTAAAATATTAGAAATTGTATCCACTTCTCCTTTTGAAGTGGGTTTTGAACGATTTATAGTTACTCAAACTGCAGCTCAGGGTACAAATCCTGCTAGTGGTGAAGTATTTATGTTAGTTCCTGTAGGTGCTGCTGGTAGTTCAGGAACATCTGGAACAGCTGGTTCTAGCGGTACCACTGGCACATCAGGCACATCTGGAACCACTGGTACATCTGGTACGAGTGGAACGTCAGGGACTTCTGGTACGTCTGGAACTTCAGGTACAAGCGGTACAAGTGGAACTACTGGCACAAGTGGAACAACTGGCACAAGTGGAACAACAGGTACTTCTGGTACAACTGGAACCAGTGGATCTTCAGGTCAAAGTACAGGTGGTACATCTGGTACCTCAGGGTCTTCAGGTCAAAGTACTGGAGGAACTTCAGGTACATCTGGAGCTAGCACTGGGGGTACTTCTGGTACTTCTGGTTCTTCAGGAGCTAGTACAGGAGGTACATCTGGAACTTCTGGAACTAGTGGAGCTAATGGAGCAGGATTTAATTCCATTTCTCCTACAACATCAGGAGCTGTTCTTACAGCAAATGGTACATCAAACAGTGCAACAGCAAATACAGGAGTTACAATTAGTGGTTCTCAATTAAATGCTGGTTCATTCTATGAAACATCAGATATCAGATTTAAAAATGTATTAGAAACAAATCCTAATATTGATGTATTAGGAATACAAGTGATTAAATTTACTCGTACAGATGAAGAGTCTAATCAAATTAGATATGGATATTCTGCACAACAGGTACAAGCAATTTTACCAGATGTTGTATCAGGAGAAGATAAACTAGTAGTTAACTATTCAGATGTACATACATTAAAAATAGCACAATTAGAAAAACGCATAGCAGAATTAGAAGCTAAATTAAACCAATAATGAAAGTTAGTAATTTTTTAGTAACAGGAGCAGATCTTGCTACAATGGGATATATACAGAAGCCTGGGACAACTCCTCCTCTTGATGGTAGTATTATGAGCAAAGGAGAAGCTAGTACTAACTACTATATAGATGGTACAGTTAGCCCTTGGTCTACTTATCCTGATACACGAGCTCCTAAATATCAAGACTATCCATGTCCTTGTGTATCAGGTGTTGAAGTATATAATCAAATGTCAGATGGATTTAGTCAAACTATATCATATCAAGATTGTTCTGGAAATACATATTATTATTATCTTCCTTACGGTGGGTCTATAGGAATTATTGCATGTTCATCTGGAGGAGAAGGTGGACCTGTAACAGGTTGTGGAATTTTAAGAGGTTCAGTTGTTGGTGTTCGTTTATCTTCTGTGAATTATTCAGGATGTTGTTATGCAAACTATCCATGCACTACAACTAGTACAACTACTATACCTCAATGTAATTACAATGGACTCACTGTAGTTTGTAACACTGCTTCAACTGCGAACTTATCTTGGACTTTTAATGAAAGTGGTTCAGGTGTTATTGGTAATATGGATTTATATGTAAATGGTTCAGTTGTTGAAAGTAGAAGTACAAATGCAAGTGGTATATATGCTGTTTCTATGGGTGATTCAATTAATGTTGAAGTCACTACATATGGATGTACTAATCCTGACGATAAAGCAAACGCATACACATCTGGTATTATAGCAGATGCTTCATGCGGTAATGGTTCTACTACTTTATTTTCAGCAACATATATTGTTACAAGTGGAGATATTGGAAACACATTAACGTTAAACGTATTTTCAAGATGTGATGGTGGGTGTATATAAAATAAAATAAAAAATGGCAATAAATATAACATTAACATTAGGAGCTGGGTTAGGTGCTAACTTAGGACCAAACTTTAATCTTACAGCAGATGTTGGAAGTGTAAGTCCATCAACTGCTACAAAAGCAGAACTGCTTGCAGGTAAAACTGTTGATGTAGATAATGCTGCTAGTCAAGTGACAGTAACATCTACTGGAGCTTGTACAAATGTAATAGCACAAGCTATTCCATGTGCTAGTACTACAACTACAACCACTACAATTAATCCAACTAACAATCTTTATTTTACTAGTGTTGCTGTAAGTAGAGATGATGTTACTAGCTCAAATGATGGTAAATACGTAGCTGTAATATGTTCAACAAATAATAAGTTATATATTTCTAATGACTACGGACTTACATATAGATCAGTTTTTGTAGCTGCTGCAGCAAATTTAATAAAACGAGTTGCAATAAGTGGAACAGGTCAATATATATATTGCACTGTACAACAATCAGGACAACCATCTACTATTGTAAGATCTACAGACTATGGGGTTAATTGGAATGCTACAGGGGGTACAGGTAATGCATATTCTTCAATCACTACAAATAGAACAGGACAATATGTAATAGTTGGTTCAATGAATTCAGGTGAAGCAATAAACGAGCCATACTTAAATCAAGTTTGGAGATCTTCAGACTATGGAGTATCTTTTGTAAGAGTGGAGTTTTCAATTAATGCAGGTATTGATGTTCTTCCTCAATTAGTATATGATGTTGCAATAAATAGTTCAGGTGATCGTCAATATGCTGCTAGTCCCAATTTTTCTATAGCACCACTTAGAGGTAGTGTAGGAAGAACAACAAGTGCCTCAAGTATTTTTACACCTAAAGCACTTGATGAAGATCAAACATATTTTGCAGTGAGTACAAATGCAGATGGATCAAAGGTGGTTGTTGCTAATCAAGGTGGAGTTTATGGATTTAGTCCTGGAGCTGTTCAATTAAAAAGAAGTATAGACTATGGAGAAACATACGCAAATTTTGGTGGAGTTTCTACTCAATGGGGTGATATAACTATAGATGGAAGCGGTACAAATATTATAGCTATGCAATTTCTTACAGGTACAAGTAGATTATATAAATCAGTTTCATTTGGTACGCTTTCTCCAGTGACAAGTTCTCAACTTTGGAATAGTGTATCAATTTCTTATAATTCATTTGTAGCAATTGCTTCAGAAACAACTGGACTTTGGAGATCTACAAATTCTGGATCTGATTGGATAAAATTACCTTAATTAAATAAACCAACATGACAGTATTAATAACTTTGACAACAGCTGGTTCTGATACAGGACCTTTTAACATATACTCAAATGCAGATGGGTTTTCAACAATAATCATCTCTGGTGTATCTAGAGCATCTTTGGTAGCTGGCTATAACGCAACTGTTCCTGATGGAACTACAGAAGTTTTAGTTAGGTCTACAGGAGCTTGTCAAAGAGATCTTTATTTAGATGTATCAGGTGCTCCTGCTACAACAACTAGTACTACTAGCACAACTAGTTCAAGTACAACTTTAATACCTCCTATTGAATGTTATGGTTATGAGGTTTGTGCAAATGATGGTACAGGAGATAGAGATGCTTTTCCTTTTACTTACATAAGTTGTAATGGAACATCTATAGAGTCAAGTGTAGTAAATACGCAATGTAGAGAAATTTGTGCTGCAAGAGATTCTGTAGATTCAAGTTCTGAAGCTATTTCAATAACAGAAATTGGGCCTTGTTTATAATAAATTATTAAAAACCCTGTTTGTTGGTTTACAGGGCATCCCCTGGGGTTTCTACCCTGGGGGTTTTTTTTTTGAACTCTAATCAAATTGATTAAACTATATAATTAAATTAGTTAACTAAATTTGGAAAATATCAAAAAAGTTTCATACCTTTACTTTAATTTTAACCAAACTTAAAACCTATATGTCTGGAAACCAACCCCTTTTGGAGCAGCTACAGCAGATGTTACACTGGAAAAAATCAAAGAAATATTACGCTGACAAGCTAGGAGTGACAGAATTAGAGATTGATGAGTTATTAACAGATATTAGAAAGAGAGAAGAAGAGGCCATCACTGGCAACTATATATCTGATCTAGAGGACACTGTAGTTAAGTTTACAGAAGACCTAGTGAAAGGAACTGGAGAGATTGTAGCCAATGTCTCAGAAGAGATTAAAAGCCTTGATGAGCTTATTGAGAAGTGTAAGATAGACACAGATAAGTGGGAGATAACTAAATACGTACAAAACTATTGGGGAAACGGAGATAATCCACACTGGCAAGTAAAAGCCTGGTTAGGAAAGAAGTCTGCAGAGCAAGTGTTTCAAGATAGCTTTGTGGACTTTTTAGCTTCATATGAGCCTGTTAGTCAGGACATTATGAGTCCTAAGTTTATAAATGGTAAGAGTAACGGTATGTTAATTATCAACAAACAAGACTCTCATTTAAACAAATATGATATTGATGGCAACAATGATATAGTTGATAGGCTTTCTAACATCATGTACAAGGTAGAGTTGATTGCTAATCAAGCACAGCTTTCCAACAACTTAGAACAAATTACATACATCATTGGTTCTGATGAGTTTAACAGTGAGTTTACAGGAATGACCACAAAGGGTACTCCTCAAACAAACACTCATACATATCAAACATCTTTTGAATACATCTGTGGACATGAGGTGTTAATGATTACAATGTTATTACAATATGCTGAGAATGTGAATGTTGTGTACGTAGCAGGTAATCATGATGAGTTTGTAGGATGGCATATGGTTAACTGGTTACAAACGTATTTTAGAAACACAGACAGATTAACTTTTGACTGCTCTCCTAAGTATAGAAAGTACATAAGCTATGGTGGTTCAGCAATGATGTTTAACCATGGAGATGCAATTAAGCCTGCTAAGTTAGCAGCACTATTCCCAATAGAATTTAGAGAAGGATGGTCTTTCCATAACAACTTCTACATATTCACAGGAGACAAACACCATGAGGTTAGTCACGACTTCAATGGTATTAAATTTTACCAAATACCAGCATTTTCTAATGCTAAAAGCCTTTGGGATGATAAGAACGGTCATACAATGTCTAAAGCAGAAGTGACTGGATTCTTAATAGAACAAGGGTCAGGAATGACAAATATATTTAAACAGTATTTATAATGGCAACATTACGTAAGTTAGTTTCAGATGTGCGTGGAATGCATAAGCTTATATCCACAGATAACGTTATCACAGATAGGGTTATAGCATCAGAGATTAGAAACAACACACAGTTATTAGTTAAACGTGAGACAAATCTCAGAAAGCTTTGGGCTACTGATACTGTCTTTAATACCATCCAATGTTTGGAAATGGTAGAAGTTCCTATTTCTGACTGTTGTAATTACGTAGATCCATGTACTGTTTCTAGAAGTAAATATAAACTTCCTAGGATTACAGAAGGAAATTATCAATATTTAATACAAGGTGTTTATTCTATAAACGCTATGGGAGGAATGGGTACAAAGTTTAAAGAGATTACAATCAATAGATATTTAAACTTACTGGGACTTCCTATTATTAAAAAACAAACATACTATTGGATAGCAAATGAAGGTTACTTATATTTGAGTAATCCAAATTTAAAATCAGTTAGGATATCAGCATTCTTTGAAGAAGATATTCCTAATGATATTGCGTATCCAGAATGTGGTTGTGGAACTGGTCCTGAGGTTACTAATGAAGAATACTGCAAAAATCCTTTGGATAAAGAATATGGTTGTCCAGGATATCTTGAGAAACAAGTATTAGAGCTTACGTCTCAAAAATTATTATCTACATATTTTAGTATTAAAACAGATATGGCAGATAACGGTGTTGATGGGCAAGCTCCTAATGCACAACCAACCCAGTAATGAGGATAAAAATTGATTGGAGAAGCTCCAGTAAAGAAAACTACAATAACTTTTGCAAGAAGCATCCCACAATTAAAATTACATTTGATGAGTGGAGAAACATTTTATATTCTTATAATGAGAATTTTAAAAGTTATATACTAGAAACTGGAGAAAAAGCAAAGCTACCTTTTGGGTTTGGTGAGTTCTCAATCAATAAAAAGAAAAGAAAGAAGGTTAAGGATATCAATGGTAAGGAGTACATTAACTTACCAGTAGACTGGCAAAAGTCTAAAGAGAAGGGAAAAATTATATACAACTTTAATTATCACACAGAGGGTTACTTTTTTGGCTGGGTATGGTTTAAAGAAACTGCCAGACTAAGAAACATAGACTTGTGGTATTTTAAACCTTCAAGAGTTACATCAAGATTGCTCTCACATTATATAAAAACAAACGATACGTATCAACACATCTATCGTGAGTGGAAAAAATAAATTATGTCATACTATTATAAGTACAGATTTGTATCTCCTGAACCAGTTTATGCAACTGTTAAAGAAGAATTAAAAAGCTATTTTGACACAGGAGCTGTGGATGATTTGCTTTTCCCTACTTATTTAAACAAGTGTTTAAACAAGTTAGGTAGGACAACTTATGCTATTGCTGAGCAAGTTCTTTATATTGAAGACTTCCAAGCTAGGCTTCCTGATAACTTTTATGCTGCTAGAGAAGCTTGGATGTGTACTGAGATTCCAGGGTATCCTTATCAATCAGCTAACTCATTCTATTCACAAGCTGCATCTCAAACAACTATTCAGATAGCACCTATCATTAGTGGAACAGTACCCTGTACCAATCCTCAATGTACAACAGGTTGTCCTACATGTATGCCTGAGCTTATACAAGCTGTATACAAAACAAACAATGCAATAGCTAGATCTTATAGACAAGAATATTTATTAAAACCAGGTAACATTTCTGCAAGAAACAACTGTGAGGTTGAATACAGTAATGCTTGGGAGTTTTATGCTCCCCCTCCAACAGTGCATGAGTTTACTCCTGGTTCTGCTGGCTATGATTCATTTGACATTAGAGATAACAAATTTGTTACTAACTTCAGAAATGGTGTAGTACATTTATTATTTTATGCTACAGAGTATGATAATATAGGTAATCAATTGATTCCTGATAACTATCGTATTAGAGAGTTTGTAGAAGCATTCATTAAATATAAAGTGTTTGAAACTCTTTCAAATCAAATTAATGATGAGACCTTCCAACAAATACAACAAAAGCTAGCTTATTACAAACAGTTACATGATGAAGCATTTATCATGGCTGATATTGAGATTAAGAAACAAACTCCTTGGGAGAAGCAAAGAAGAATTAAAAATGATTTGCAAAGGTTTGCTCAATATGAACTACCTAATAGAACTAACAGATACGGCAGGAGAAGAAATAATTAATAATTATGGCAGATCAAGAACAAGGAAATATTAGACAGGAATTTAGTTTAGGTAGAACTGGACTAAATATGGACTCATCTGTAAACCAGGTTGAGAAGGGTAAGCTTACTTATGCCTTAAATGCATCTGTTGAGAATTTTAGTGCCACTGCTGTAAACTACCAAAATGAACCAGGTAATGAGTTATGTCTAAACTTTCCTGAGAACTTTCTTCTTATTGGAACACATTTTATTCAAGAGAGGAATCAACATATATTCTTTCTAACTAATCCTGAAACTGGGGCTTCTCAGATTGGATACATGGATAACAACGATTGTATCTATCACATGTACGTAGAAGGACTTTGTTTAAACTTTAATATTAACTATCCAATACAAAAAGCTGTACACAAGATTTCAAACTGTAGTACAGAGATTTATTGGACAGATGGATTAAACCCTAGAAGATATTTAGATCTTGATAATATTCCATATATTACAACTTTTGCAGATGATGTTATTTGTGATCCTATTGTAACACCAATACTTGATTGTAATAAATTAAAGATACAACCTAATTTTAATATTCCAGGTTTAAGTGTTAATAGTATTATTAATGGGGGAGATTTAAGAGCTGGTACATATCAATTTGCTATTCAATATTGTAGTGCACAAGGAGATGCATACACATCTTACTATTCAGTAACTAATCCAACTCCTATTGCAAATCCAAAGCTTACAACACTTGATTTTAACTATCCTGTTGGAAGATCTATTGTAGTGGATATAAGCAACATTGATTTAACAGGATATTTTGAATATTACAATTTGGCTGTAATTAAAACAATAAATGATATTACCTCTGTTCAATTAGTAGGTACATATTTTATTGATGGTGCTACAAATCAAATTACTTATACAGGGCAATATGAAGAAGCAATTAATTTAACAGTTGCTGAAATATTTGAAAAGTTTCCATATTATGATATTGCACAAGATGTAACAGCTGTACAAGATATTCTTGTATGGGATCAACTTACATCTATTGATAAAATTAACTATCAAAGTATTGCTAGTAAGATTGATCTTCAATGGCAAACTTATAAGATTCCTGCTGGAGAAACTTACGCTGATGAATTAAATGCTACTAACTTACGTGGGTATCTGCGTGATGAAATATATGCATTTGAAATTGTTTTCTTATTAAGAAACGGCAAACAAACAAGTGGTTTTCATATCCCTGGTAGAGTTGCTACAGCTGATGATTTGGTGGTTGTTGATAAATCTACAAATGCTGATTTTATTGGTACAGGAACAACTGCTCCTTATTGGAAAATATACAACACTGCAACTGTAGTTGGAGATGCTTTAGGACCTAATATTGGAAATGCTACACCATATAAATTTGGTGATTTTGCATATTGGGAATCTAATGAAGAATATCCATGTAACACTCTTTTATATGGAGCTTTAGCTGGACAAAAGATTCGTCATCATAAGTTTCCTGATATTCTAGTTAGTCCAATGTTTGAGTCACAGGCTCCAAACTATAATCTTCCAGAATTGCAGAAAGCAAATGCTTTATACCCTATTGGTGTTAAAATAAATACACAACAGGTAATATCGTTAATTGATAATTCTAATTTAACAGCTGATCAAAAAGCTGATATAGTTGCATATAAAATTGTAAGAGGTGATAGAGCTACAAACAAATCTATTGTAGCAAAAGGTATGTTAAGAAATGTAGGTAAGTATACAAGAGAGGACCCAACTAGTCCTACTGCTACTTACTATTACTATCCTAACTATCCTTATAATGACATTAAAACTGATCCATTCTTACTTGAACAGAATAATGCATATAACTCTCAGTGTCAAACATTTAAAGTTGTAGTAACTACGGCTGGCACATTACAATATACTGATTGTTATTCAGGAGAAGTACTAGCAATTAATATGCCACTTGGTATGACAGAAATATGTTCTGTTACACTTCCTTTAGTAATTACAGGAGTTGCTACATTTACTAACGTTACAGCTATTTCTTATACATTAACTGCTTATGGATCGTCTACAGCATTTATATACACTGATCCAGTTTCATTAGTAAGTGTCAATATAACTGTTGTACCAAATAATCCTACTACTGTAAGTTCTACAACTGTTCCTAGTCGTGTAAGTGGATCTGATAAATATACGATATTAGAAACAACTAATAATAAAAATACAAACTGTTTTCCAAATAACTTAAGTGGATTTGATAATAGTTCTAAATATAGAATGGTGTTTAATTCACCAGAGACTTCTTTTGGACAACCTTTTTTAGGTAATGTGCTTAAGTTAGAAAGTGCTGTATTTGGAGGAGGTAGAGCCCATTTTGTACAAGTTAAAAATCATGCATTATATAAGTTAATTACTAAACAAGCACAAGTAGATGCTTTGAATTCAAGTTATAACATTGCTAGAATTACAGGTACATTAGATGCTACAGCGATGTTTACTGCTTACCAAGCATATTTAACAATTTATATTAATGGTATTAGCAGAAGAAACTTTACATACTCATTTAATTCCACTGCTCAATATGATTATAATGCAGATGTTCAAAACGCTGCTCCTGATGCATTTGGTAATATAGGTGTTAAACAAAGAGAACTTGATTTATATCAATATCTTATTCCTGGTTTTCAGTCTGTTGGTGATACTTATAATATAAATAACTTTCAAAGAGAATCTTCTGTTTATTTAAAAACACCAAACGGTGTAACCCCATTACCATTTGCTGAACAAACTCCATCTTTAGTAGTTGCTGGGAACAGTTTAATTACTGATGATTCAAGATTTACAATTTCTCAAAGAGATGCTTGTGCATCTCCAGAAACACAAGAACCTATTAAAGTGGTTTCTTATTATGGATCTATTAAGAATATAAACATTAATCAGTGGGGTCAATTATATTCTTATAATACAATTGATACAGGTTTCCAAAAACAATTAAGTGATGTATCAGGAATTCAAACTGTGTTTGGTGGAGATACTTTTATTGGCAGATTTGCTTATAAAACTAAACTTCCTTTCTTTATTGATAATAGAGTGGGAGCTCCTGATGATAGTGATATATTCTACGATGAATTAGGTAATGTTGCCTATCCACAATACTGGTACTCTGCTAGATCTGTACTAAGCAATTACATGGCTGGTACAACATTAATGAAAAATATTATATCTGTTAAGGCAAACTATCTTGATTGTCCTAATGATTATACTATTATAAGTAATACTACCACTACCACATCTACTACAGCTGCTCCAGGTAGTACAGCTTTAAGTAGTACAGCTTATTCATATGAGGGCAAGATGTATCTATTTGCTTATGGTATTCCTTATTATTATGTAGAAAGTTCTATAAATGTAGACTTACGTCAAGCATTTAATAATTTTGAAGGAGACTTCTACCCCCACGTGAGTTCTGGTATTCCTGATAACTGGTTACAACAATCTGTTGTTCCAATTCAATTTGACAATACATATACATATAATGTAACATATTCAAAACAGAATAAAGAAAATTTCTTTTCTCACTTACCTGTAGATTTTGATAACAACCAGTGTTATACAAACTTTCCATTCAGAGCAATCTATTCTGAGGCACAAGCTAATAATCCAAGCGTAAGAGTAAATAGCTGGTTAAATTATGCTCCTGTAGCATTCTTTGACTTTCCTCAAAACTTTGGCAATTTAACTTCATTGGACGGTATTCAGAACAAAGCTGTATTAGCTAGATTTGAGAACAAGTCATTGTTATATAATACATTGTTAACAATAAATACAAGTAATCCTCAAGCTGCTTATTTAGGCAATCCTTCACTATTTAGATCTGCTCCTCCAATTGATTTTGCTGAGACAGACCTTGGATATGTAGGAAGTCAAAATAAGTTCTTATTGAAGATTCCTAATGGACAAGTAACTATAGATGCTAAAAGAGGACAAGTGTTTCTTATTAATGGAATGGGTGGTCAAATACAAGACTTGTCTGCATTTGGTTCAGGGCTTAATAAGTTCTTTACAGACCACTTAGCATTTGAGATATTACGTTATTTTCCTAATGCTGATACAGATAATCACTTCAATGCTTGTGGTTTACATGGTGTATATGATAGTAAGTATGATAGAATAATTATATCTAAACTTGACTACATTCCTCAACAAGAGTATGTAGATGTTATCCAATATGATGAATTAACAGGTGAGTACTATATTGATAAAGCTTATGGTGATTTATCTTTAAGAAAGGTAGTTAGTTTAACAGACAGACAATACTTCTGTAACAAGTCGTGGACTCTATCATACAGTGTAAATATACAAAGCTGGGTTAGTTTCCATAGTTATATTCCTAACTATTACATAGCTGAAAACAACTTCTTCTATTCAGGATTGAATGAGGGATGTGATTTAGAAGCTATTGCTGTTATGGAGATTCCTAGTCCAACTACTACAACTACAACAACAGTTATATTAAATTGTAACTTAGGTGGTACAGCAGAATATGTTATACCAGTAACAACTACTAGTACAACAACTCCTACTCCTCCTGTTTATGATTGTACATTAACTGCAGGAAGTGCTGTTGTAGTAACATATGATTGTACATTAACTGCTGGAACAGCTATTCTTCAATAAATAAATTAACGATATATGTCACAAACAGTAATTATAACAATCGCAGCAGCAGGAACTGATACAGGTCCATTTAATCTTTTTTCAGATGCAGATGCATACGTTACTGCATTTGCTACAGGAATAGCAAAATCAGCTTTGTTAGCTGGATACACTTCAACCGTGGTGCCAGATGCTGCTACTATAGTTAGAGTAAAATCTAATAGTGTTGGTTGTACAAATTATGTAGATATGGAAATAACTAGCATAACAACTTATTGTGAATCAATTGGTGCAGGAGCTGGTTGTTTTAATTGGGACTTTACAGCAGGTTCAGAAGGTGCAATAGTACAGTGGACAGATTGTGATGGTAATAATCAAAGTAGAGTATTAACTGATGGTGAATCAGGAAATGCATGTTTATGTGATAATGCAACACCTAATGTTTTAGAAGGCAGTTTAGCTATTATAAGTCAAGTTGGTCAATGTTCTCCTCCTCCTGAGGAGTATCAAATTGATAATTCAGCTACTGGAACTTCAGGTGATGCTTGTACAAGTTCAACAACAACAAGTATTGTTTGGGCTGAATCTGGAAATACAGTACCTATGGTAGGGTTAATTTTATACACCACTACTAATCCTTTAGCAAATCCATTTGTTGGTTCAGTAGGTTGGCGTAAATTAACAGGACCATTAGACACATATGCTGTAGAAATTAATACAAGTGGAGAGATTACAAATTATGTAACTTGTTAAAATACTTACAATAAATGGCTAAGATAGTAATAATAAAATTAACAGGAGCTGGTAACAGAACAGGACCGTTCAATATCTATGATAACTTAGGTACTGTTTTGGGTATAGCTGTGTCCAAAGATAACCTTATTGATGGTTACACAGTTAGTGTTGCTGATGCTGTTACTTCAATTATTATAGAATCTACAGGAAGGTGTAAGACTATTATTGATGTAGACATTACAACAATGACTGTTGAACAAATAGCTGCTGTTGTATACACTCCAATTAATACAGCTTCTTTATGGAGACATCTTGCTAACACAACTATTTATAATAAGTATTATGATATTATAGAACCTTACATTATTGAATACCCATTCTCATATCAATCATATGATGAGATTCTTCAGAATGTAAAAGACTATACAAAGGCTTATAAATATCTTCCTATAGCAGATGGTGTGTTTAATGATAATGCTCAGATAGAAACTGACAACCATTGGTTCAATAAGGCAGTGTTATATAACGGTCAACAGTCTACAGGTGTATTAGAATTGGTACCAAAACCAATTAATAACCTAAAAGCTTATTTACAATATCCTATATACAATGCTGAGAGTAAAACTATCATGTATACTAAATCTGATAATTTTTATCAGTATAATACATTTTGGAGTTTAGTTAAAAATAAAGCCGTACCTTTGTTTACGGTGAGCTGTGAGTCATTATCAATAGACAAGATTGTAAATCAAGCTAATATGGATTACGGAAAAAGATCATATAAGAAAGAACCTTTAAGAGCTAAAGAACTTAAGGTGAGGCATATTCTTGATAATACATCAGAAGCCAATTTAGTATCTCAATTCATTATTACACCATCGCAAATTTCTTACAAGTAATGGCTAAGTGGTTAAATAAATACGAGCAAGGAGGAATGGTCTTAAAGAAAAAGACTAAAGATAACTATGACCTAAAGTTTAATCCTAATGATGTAGAAGTATCTGTAGGTCCTGGTTACGTAGGAGATGGTTATGATACAACAGGTAGAAACTATTCTCCTGCATGGGGAGGTCAGTTTGCTATGGGTGGTAGCTTACCAGGTGCTGTAGGGTTCACGTACGCACGTGTAGCTGGCTCAGCTCCTGCTAATGGTAAGTATACTAAGAAGACTAAAGCAAGTGCTCAGAATGGTAAAGATATTCAAAAAGAAAGATATAATGAATTATATGCTCCAATAGAAAATAAAGTATTTGATGCTATAGGAACACAAGATAGTTATGATAAACTTCCATATTCAACTAAAGATTTTCTTAATAAAACTATAGCAGGATTTTCTGTTGCTTCTAATAGAAACATACCTCCTATGGACCCAATTATTAAAGAGGTTCAGAATAAAGTACAGGAATTACCTAAAGAAGAACTTACTAAATTATTAAATACTAATTGGTCTAAGATAGGTCTTGCAGGTGCTATGAAAAATACACCATCAAGTGTTAGTTATTTAGATATGTTAAAGTATATAAACCACTTTAACAAATTAAAGAAAAAAGGACATACATTACAGAATGGTGGTGAGATGGAGTTTTATCAGAATGGACTTGATTGGAAACCTAACAATATAAGTAAAGATGGTTCTGTTATTAAAGATGACAGAGGACAATGGGCTCACCCAGGTGAGATTACAGAGATAGGTTCTAATGAAATAACAATGCAGGGAGTTGACTATCCTGTTCTTGGTGTATCTGATACAGGTGATACAAAGATGATGCAACCTGGAGAAGATTACAAGTTTGATGGTGATAAGGTTACAGAATATCCAATGATGCAAGGTGGTGGTTGGTTAGATAAATATCCTGAACCAATGCGTCAAGATGCTACAAGAGTTGCTGCTCCTATAAGACCTCTTACAAAGAAAGAACAAGAAGAGAATGCTAGAATAAATAAAGAAACTCAAAAAAGAACCAAAGAACGTGATGAAAAAATTATAGCTGAAAGAGCAGCTAAAAGAAAAACAAAAGGAGATGTAAATGTTCCTGGTAGTTTTAATATAGCAGAAAAAGCTAGATTGTTTCCTGAGAGTGTTGGTGGAGTGGGAGAAATGTTTGATGATTACTTAAATCCAGCTACATATGTAGGTGTCTTAGCAGATGCTTTAGGAGAATCAATTGCAGCAAGAGACCCAAAAGCTATTGCAACATCTTTGGCATTAGCTGCTGGTACAGGAGCATTAGGAATAGATCCTTTAGGAAGTGCTTTGAAAGTTCCAGGAAAAGTTGCTCAATCAATGGAGTCTGGATTACTTTCTAATGCATATAAACTAAATCCTTATGCATTTAAACCTACAGAAGGAATGATGTATAGAGGGCTTGGAAAAGAAGGAATGGAAGATGCAGTACAGAGTGGTCTGTTTAGAGCTAAACAAAATGTAACTCCCACTAGTATAGGTAACTTTAATACTACTAGACAATTTAGTAAAGCTTACTATAGTCCTAGATTTGATATAGCAGATCAGTATGGACAAGGATTTATTGCTGAGGTACCAAGAGCAGCTTCTGACTGGGGAAAAAGATATGGTAAAAAAGAATGGAGTCAAATAGCTCAAAGAGATATACCTACAACTGAAGGTAAGATATTAAAGAAAGATTGGTTAAAAGGATATAAAGAAGTTTCTAAAAATAAATCAACAAAAGTATCTGAAATAGACTGGGCTAAATGGAATCCTGAAATTCCTAAGAATAAAAAGTTAATGGAGGAGTATATTAATATAGAAAACTCTACTAAAGCCAATGATGTATGGATGAAAAATCCTGATGGTAGTGAATTTAAAGGAACTCCTGAACAGTTTGTACAACAGCAAAGTCAAAACTTTAAAAAGGCATTTGGTAACTCTAAGTTAGTAAATCCAGATGGTTCTCCAATTATGTTATACCATGGAGCTCCAGAAAGGTTTAATGTTTTTGACCCTGCATTATTTCAAAGAGGAGATGCTGGATATTCAGGAGTTGGAATATATACAACACCATCAAAAACAGTTGCTGATAGTTATGCTTATTCTTCACGTTCATTTATAGGAGGAAAAGAACATACTCCTACTGTTTATGAATTATATGGTCAAGCTAATAATCCAATTAGTTCTGAACAATTAGTTAATGAAGGAGGTAAAAGAGATTTGTTTAATTTTAATAGAACAGCAAATTGGAAAGGAGAAATACCTATTGAAGAAAGATTGACTGGATATGATGCTGCTATTGCTAATAAACACCCTAATGTAACAAACGTTAGACCTTGGAATGACGCATATGAAATAGTGTTTCCAACAAATAAACAACTTAAATCAGCTGTAGGTAACAATGGAATGTTTGATATGAACAATCCAAATATATATAAAGCTCTTCTTCCTGCAGTAGGAGTTGCTGGAATAGAAAGAGCTTCACAAAAGAAAAATGGTGGCTGGCTAAGTAAATATAAATAAATCATACAATAGATTATAATATGAAAGATCAAATCTTAAAGATCGCTAAAGTAAAGTCTGAAAAGGAATTCTACAAGAAGTTTCCTACAGAAGAAGCATTTATGGCTAAGCATGGTAAACAGCTTAAGAAAGCTGCTATGGGTGCCAAGATGGTTGACACTCAATTGACCCAGCTTACAGACTTTGCTAATCCTCCTCAAGCTCAAGCAGGCTTTAATTTTGATGATGCACTAGTTGGAGCACAAGCTACCAATTTAGGTATGAGTAAGAATCAATATATGACTCAGCAAAAGATGATGGCTGATGAAGCAAATGCTCAAACTATTGCTGCTGGTAAATCTGATGGTACACAAGAAGCATTAGGTGGACTTAAGAATATTGCAGCTTTGTTTGGTGAAGGTGGAGGAGATATGACTAGTGTTGAAGAAGCTCAATTTGGTAAGTTTCTTAAAGGTATAGGTAGCAAGGTTGGAGGTTTTGCAAAGACTGCTGGTAAGAATCTTATGGATAAGAAGCAGGATAACTGGATGTCTGGTCCAAGAGGTTTATTTGGTAATACAAAAAAAGCATCATCTCCTATAGACTCACCTTTTACAACAGGTATTTTTGGACAAGGAAAAAAGAGCACAGCTACTTTTAATACAAAGACTGGTATGGTTGATAATGCTTCTGGCAGTGTTAGTAAGGCTGATACAGATGCTTTAGGATTAAGTGAGGGTGTTCCTAGTGGTGAAGGATTTGATTGGGCTGGTGCTGCTGGTAGTGCATTACAAGCTGCTCCAGATATTATAAATGGCATTGGTCAAATTAAACAACAAAAGGCAGCAATTAAACAAGCTGATCAATCAGCTCAAATCTCAGGACTTACAGCACAAGCAGCTGAGTCAAGTCCAGTGGGTATACAGAAAAATAAGTTTTTGAGACCAGAAGATCAAAAGTTTGGTCCTAATCAAATGTCTCCTAGTTATGGTACAGGCAGTAATGTATTAAATGCACAATATGGTGCAGAGATTCAAAACACATATGCTCCTAGCAATTTATATATGGATCTTGGATATGAACCATTAGATGATAGCAATCCTAAACAATATGCTTATGGTGGCGGCATTCCTACTGCAGAGTTTGGAGATTACTTCCAAGACTCAGGTCAAGCATCTATTGGTAAAGGTGTAGGATCTGCAATTGGTTCTGCATTCTTTGGTCCTCTTGGTGGACAAGTGGGTGGGTTCTTAGGAAAGGTTGCTGGTAACTTACTTGGTGGTGCAGATGATGCTAATAAGCTTGCTGGTTTTCAAGATCAAACTGAAAAGAATGTAGAAAGATCTGCTTGGGCTCAAGGTGCTAAATCTATTCAGTCTCAGTATTCTAGTAACATGGAAAATGGTGGATGGGTAAGTAATGATTGGCAACCACAAGTGATTGCTTCATTTGGTGACTATAGAATGAAAAATCTATTAGCACCTCCTAATGATGCTGATATGTTACGTGCTGGTGGCCACTTAAGAGAATACACTCCTCCTAGTGCTGCAGCTATGTATACAGATAGAGCTCAGTATGGTAAATGGATGAAGAGAACAAATGAACCAGGTGTAGAAGTTGCACCTACTGGTGGTGCTATGGCAAATCCACGATTGAGCAATATTAAAGCTTATACACAAATGAATACTACTGATACAAATAGAAATGGTAGAAGTAATTATAATCAAGACTTTACAAGTGCTCAATACACTAAAGACTATTATGATAACCAACCATCTCAGGAAGTTTATTCATATGGTAGAGATAATGGTAATAAGTTTTCAGAGTTTACAAGAATGGCTACAGAAGGGCAACCTGCTGTAAATGAACTTCGTAGAACAGAAGAGCGTAGACCATTCCTTAACTTGATTGGTAAAAAACAAATCATGGATAGATATGATATGTTAAATGAGAAGAAGGCTCAAGGATACATGCAACAAATGAATGATACTATGCCTGGTGGATTACCAGGATATACAGCACCTAATATGGAGTATGGTGGACAAATGGCTTACGGTGGTGATTTGAAAACATTATGGGGCGGTAAGCTTAATACAGTTTCTCACAATGAATACTTAGGAGATAGTGTAGAAGCTGAAGGTAACTCTCATGAGAAATCTAATGGTAAAGGACAAACAGGAATTGGTGTTCAATATGGTGATAATGTTGTAGAGGTAGAGAATGAACCAATTCAGAAGTTTAATAATGGTGGTGAGTCTGATGATGTAGTTGTTTATGGAGACATCCATATTCCTGACTATGTAGCTAAGTCTGCTGGAGATGAGAAGTTGAAAGGAGTTAAGTTTAAGAAAGCTGTATTTGGTTTAAATAAGGAAGAAATAAAATTAAACAAAATACAACAGAAGGCTTCAGATTTAGCGTTGATTTCTGATGATGGATCTATTGGTGGTCAATTGGGAATGAACTCTGCATTAGCTAATAATTTTGGAGCTGATCTAGGTAAGAAGATTATTGCTGATAAGAAAAAGAAATTAGCTGCTGGACAGAACGCTATTCTTGACACAGCAAACGAATATGGATATGAAGACCCTAAAAAGTTTTCTGAAGACGTATTAAAAGGAAACTTAAAACTTAAAAAAGATAACGTGAACTCAAACCAAGCAAAATATGGTGCTGCCATAGAAAAGGCACAAGCTGGATTCCATATGGATTTTGAAGGAGAAGATCCATTTGCTCCTACACAAGATCCTACAAATGCACCAGCTGCTCCAGGTCTTCCTACAGTAGATGAGGACAAGTACGCAATGATTAAAGAGTTATATGCAAAAGCTGAAAAGACTAAGAAAGGAACAGATGTTAAAAAGTTTCAACAAGAATATCATAAGTTATTCCCTGAATATGCAAAAGCTGTTATAGGCAAAGAACCTCTTACTGCTTATGCAAAAAAGAATAAATATAAACTTGATGACTTACGTGGGAATGAAGATTCTATCTTTGGTAAGAGAACTAAACAATACATGGCTGCATTAGATAATGCTGCTAAGACTACTAAAACTAAAATCCCTCTTCCTCCAAGAACAGTAATTCCTCCTAGTGAAACTCCTATTGACCCTGTAGTGCCACCAGGCACATCCCCAACTCCTCCTAAACAAAAGTTTCCTTGGGAAGTTGTGGTTAATGAGGGGTTAAACTATTTAAGACCGTTTACTAAGAACCCTTTTGATTATAGACAAACATTAGGAGAACAATACGCTCTGGCTAATAACCAACTTGAACCTGTACAAGCTCAATTGTACAACCCAATGTTAGACACTCCGTATGATGTTTCTTTCCAGGATCAGTTAAATGCTAATCAGTCTGATTTCAACGCAATGTTAAGACAGGCTAATGGAAATCCTGAAGCAATGGCTGCCTTGGCTGCACAAAAATACGGTGCTAACTCTAGTGTATTAGCTAATCAATTTAGAGTGAATCAAGCTAATAAAGCTGCTATATATAGCAAGAACAGAGATATTATGAATGATGCTCAGCTTAAGAACTTAGCAATTCTTGATAATCAATATGAAAGACAATCTAAAGCTAAGAGCAATACTAAAGCTCAAGCAATTACGGCTCTTAATTCTATTAGTGCTAAGATGCTTCAGAATGAACTTGCTACCAAACAATTGAATACTTATGAGAACTTATATAACTACAGATTTGGTAAAGATATGAGAGCTAGAAATTTGAATGGTCTTGCTAACATAAATATGCCAGTTGTATACAATTCAGAAACAGAAGGTACCCAAAGTGTTCCAGATACAGGTATTAAGTTACCAACTTGGGATGACTATACTAAATTTGTAGAACAAGCTAAAGCTGCCAAGAAACCTAAGACAACCAAGACAACTGCTAGAAATGGTGCTATAGTAAAAGCACTCAAAAATCTATAACTAATTCAGTTATACCAAGTTAACCAAAACTGTTATTTCTCTTGGTATATATAATATTTTAAATTACATTTGCTAATTCATACATTATGGCTTCATTTACAGACCAGATATCATCCTTTAATCCCTACATTGCCCAGCTTCCAGTTGAGGCAATGGTTCAAGTTGGCATGCAAAAGCAGGCTCAATATGACGCAGGTGTGCAAAAAATCCAAGCCTATGTGGATGAGATAGGTGGACTACCTGTAGCTACAGATGCTGATAGAAAGTATTTACAGTCTTCTCTTAATCAATTAGGAAACAACTTAAAGTATGTTGCTGCTGGGGATTTCTCTAACCAGCAATTAGTTAATTCTGTTGGTGGAATGGCTACTAAAATAGTTAAAGATCCAGTTGTTAGAAATGCTGTTTCTTCTGCTAATTGGTATAGAGAGCAAAATGAGAAAATGCAAAAGGCTATTGATGAAGGTAAATCTAATCCTGCTAACGTAGACTTATTTAATTCTGAAGTACAAAAGTGGTTAACTTCTGGTAAAGCTGGATATAAGTTTAATTCTAGCTACACTCCATTCTTTGATGTAGATAAATACGCAAAAGAAACATTTGATGCTATCAAGCCAGGTGGATATACATTTGATGAATTATATCAAACTAATGCAGATGGTTCGTATGCAAGAGACAAGCAAGGTAATTACATTGCTTCTCCAGTGATGATGAGAATGAAAAAGGAAGGTAGACTTCCTCAAGAAGTAGAAGGAGCTATTAACCAAATCATGGCTGACCCTAGAGTGGGACAACAGTTACAAATTAGTGGTAGATATAATTATAAAAGTTATACTCCTAAAGCATTAGTTGATATGCTTTATGATCAAAGAGATGCTACACTTGGAGGATATTTAGATAAACTAGCTGACTTAAATCTAGATAAAAAACTAGGTAAAAATGTACAAACAGAAATAGATGCTGTTAAAGGTAATGTTGACACAATTACATCTAGTTATGATAAATTAGCTCAACAAGCTATTGATAGTCCAGATGCCCTAAAAGGATATTTATATAAGCAAGGAGTTGTAAGTAATTACAAATCTATATATGGATCTGTTAGAAGTAGTGTAGAAGCTCATGAGAATCCTTTATGGAATTCTAATTTTAAAATGATGCAAGAAGCAAATGAGCAATCTAGATTTGCTCAGAGGTTACAATGGGATATAAACAATGCTAGAGAGACTAGAGCATTTACAGCAAATGAAAATAAACTTAACCGTGAGAATGCAAAACAGATTGCAATGATGGGTAAAGGGAAAGGTTTGTCTAATAATATGTTTCCAGGCTTTAATATGGGTGGTGATGGTAATGGACCTACACGTGATGAGAATCCATCAGATGTTGATATAATAGCAGAAGCTGAAAAACAAAAAGCTGAAGTGGGAGCAAAGTTTTTAAACTCTTCTTATGAATTTGTTTGGGATAGTATGTTTAGTGGAGACCCTGCAAACGATGCTGTTCTTACAGCTGATATGAAGAAAAAGGGAGGATCTGGTTTTACTAGATTAGAATCTATTCAAAGAATCTTAGCGGCTAATGCAAAAAAAGCTAAGTTACCTCTTGAAGATTATATAACTCAAATAGGAGGAAGTGCTGTTCAAAGAGTTACTAAAAATTTATCTACTGCTTCTCCAACTTTAATAAACCGTCTTAATTCATATAAAGAAGCACAGAAAGAATATAGTGGTCTTTTAGATGAAGAGAAAACAATAAACATAAAAGCTTCAAATGAAGCTGGTGGAGTAGATTTAG